GCCTTATACTAGCCGCTGTATTTTTTGGAATATTACTAGGTTACTCAACCTATCATACATTTACAAAATTACCTATTAGAGTTCAATTGTTTTTCTTCAAACATGAATTCCTATTTGACGCTGCGGTTACATTTGCAAATCTATTGTTTATAACTGGCATTTCAATGTCATTTACAGCAGTAGCTGCAGGAGTAATTAGTGAATTTACTTGTTTATTCCTATTTAGTTTAAGAAAGAAACAACTATATAACACTATATAAGGAGCATTATGACTACTAATGTTTTTAAGTCAGATGAGAGGGTTACTTTTTCCAGTGCTTTGTTTGTTCGTAAGCACGATTACAGTGAGCATTCTTGTCAAGTCTATCAGATTTCAGAACTAAAGAATTCTAATATGTATGACAACGCAAGCTATCTTGCTACTTTGTATAACCGGAATAGAGGAATTTTTTCAAAGAAGAATCGCATAGAGACTGGCCTGTCAGTTAGGTATGTAACTACTGCGGCTTTTCGTCTTGGTGATTCTGAATTTGCTTTTGCTTTGTCTGTCCATAATCCTGTAGATCCTTATGATAAACATGAGGGCAGAAAGGTTGCTTTGTCTAGGCTTAAGCGAGCTTTTCTTGGTCGACCAAATACCGATAAGTTTGTTTGGATTGCTGACTATTCAGTCACTGATTCTACAACAAAAATTCGCATTCATCCTTTGACTGCACAGGCAAGAATGGAGTATCCTATATATGAAGAGGTTATAGATTCCTGTGATCTACAATTTGGTACCCCAGACAGACCTGACTTTAGAGCTCTTGCGAAAGTTGCTTATAAGCTTATCTCTGATAAGGTTTCACAGGCAAATCCAAAATACGATCTATCAGACTATCGCACTATATTGAAGTAAATAAAGGATATTAATGGATATTAATCAAAAGAAATTGTCATTTGCATTGAAGAATTATCTAACCGATAATCAATGTGTCTTTACAGTTACTTATCATTAGGAAATAAATAAATTAATTATGTCAAAGAATTATAGAGAAGATTTCTCAGATCATGAGATTAAAGGCTTTAAGGCTCAAAAGAATGAGCGCAAATCTAGGGATTCAAATCCTGCCGAAGAAGAGGACGGAGTATCTTGTCCGAAATGTAGGCGATTTTTAACTTATACTTATTTAGCTAGAAATTCTAAGTGCTATAGCTGCGAGAGCTTTATAACTCTTACGGACTAGAGGAGTAAAATATGGCGACTATCTTAGAATCTAATAAGAAAGTTGCTGATTTTATTTCATACTTACAAAGTATTGAAATAGCTCCTGGATTTTCTATTTTAGATTCTTTTGAAGATTTTGAAGATTATCTATTTCTTTATTTTCAAAGGCAAATCTGGAATCGAGAAATTTTTGACATAACTATTAAAGTAGGAGACGTTCTAGGATATAGGACCTCCTACTTTTTTTATGACAAGAAAACAAATAAAATGGCTGTCTGCTATGTAAGGGACACAGAATGAGAAATATAAATTCAGACTCAATTACCAATACTGCAGATGCTATTGGCGATCTTGTTGCTGAGAAAAATCTTGCCTATGGTGATGCTTTTTCAAAAGCTGGTGAAGTATTAAAAATTTTATATCCGAATGGTGTTTCCACGGATAAGTACCTTGATATCTTAGTTACAGTTCGAATTCTTGATAAGTTATTCCGAATTGCTAACAGTAAAGATGCCTTTGGCGAAAGCCCATGGCAAGATATTGCAGGTTATGGAATTCTTATGAGTGCTTACTCAAATGCAGAAATAGAGGAGAAATAACAATGACTTGTATCCTAGGATATTCAAATACAGGCGTCGACACTACTACCGGAATGCCTACCAATATGGATCTTGATCCATTGCTTAAATCTGTTTTACTGAAAGCCGATAGCCGTGTTAGCTATGCTGATTATGGTTTTATGCTTAAGCAACCTAAGATCTTCATTCGTGATGATATTATGTTTGGTTATGCTGGTGTTCTTAAGGATGCCCAGCTATTTCAGCATACTTACTACGAGCTCATTCGCCCTGATGATGTAAGCGATATTGCTTATATTCACAACGTCCTTAACGAAATTATTCCTGCAAGTATGCAGAGTAAGATAGTTACTAAAGGTCGTGGCATGGACGATATGGATCCACTACCAGCTAGTAATCTTAATTTGCTTGTTGGTTATCGTGGCAATCTTTATCACGTAGACGCGTTCCTTTGCGTGACCCTTCTAGCTGAGCCATTTCAGGCCACAGGTAGTGGGCAACCTACAGCTCTTGGCGCATACTCTCTAGCTAGACGCTTGGGTCTTCTTGACCCAGCTGACGACGATGAGACGCATGTCATGTTTGACGGCGAACAACTACTAGATACCGTTATGGATTCAGTTTGTGATATCCATATGGGAGTAGCTGGTCCATTCTGTATGGTCGAACAAGTATATAATACTGAAACCAAAGAAACAATCTATGTTGTAAAGGAAACTTACAGTGAAGTAGATACTATTTTCACTAAGCCTTTTCCTCATAAGCTATCAATCATTTATGATACTGATGACCAATTTGTACAGTATGGCAAGTCTCATACTCCTAAAACAAAGTCAACTCCAAAGGCAGCTTCAAATAAGAAGACTAAGGGTAAATCAAAAAAGAATTCTACAACCGATAAGAAAAAGAAAGGATCCGATTAATTATGTCTAACTACAAATATAATGGCTTACATTTAATTTATGATGCTGGCGCTAAGTCAGTGCCTTCAACTGATAGATTAAATCCTCTTAATGATCCAAGTATGGGTCATAAAGTTGTATCAGCCCTTGTAGATGCAATTGATATGACATTAATTGTTCCTCCACTTACTATAGAATTCCCACATAATAAGTGTGAACTAGAGCGAGTCCTTCAGCGCTTAAATGCTGAAGGGCTTGCTAATTCTACTACTGCCCAGTTTATTGCTGGTGCTTTGAAGGAACGCGCTGAGCAAACTTATGGCTATAGCACTATTGCAATGATTGCAGAATCACATATTGCATTCCATACATTTCCCGAACAGGGATTTGTAACCGCTGATGTTTATTCGTGCAAAGATTTTGATGCAAAGCTTGTTGAAGAAATATTTGACAGGATGTTCTTTCCTGGTTCAAAAGATATTGAGAAAAGTGTTCATATGGTCCGTAGAACTTTGGACCTATCTCGTTTCGCGGAGTAAAAATGTTTTTTAAGTTTGAGGATGCGGTAGCTGCAAATTATCAGCTTGCCTATGATGATGTTTTGCTTAATCAGGCCCCAGTGTCTGATATCAATAGTAGATATGGATCAAATATTAGTCCTTACCACAGGAATGAAAATGGGTATTATCAGAAACCTTTTGATGCTTTGCCAATTGTTGCTAGTCCTATGCCAGGCATTGCCGGCCATAATTTTATGGACGCAATCACTGACTCCAGCTATAAGCCTTTTGCAGTGTTTGCTGACAGGTTTCGCCCGGAACATGAGCTAGACGAAATGTATATGAGAGGCTGTGGCATTAGCATTGGCCTTGATTATTCGATTGACAAGTTGCTTAATAAAGTTAGCGAGTATGAAATTGCTCACGTTCTAGTTGACATTGCTAATGGCAATCTAGATAGTATGTATGACTATCTGGTAAAGCTACAGAACCTTCGCTTTGATGAAGGTGTCTTTATCTGGGCCGGAAACGTAACCAACGAGCTAGCTTATAGTCGCATTGCTAGTCTTTGCGATTATATTCGTGTAGGCATTGGTGGGGGTAGCGCTTGCACTACTCGTCTTAATACTGGTGTTGGTGCTGGTAATGTTACTGCACTTGCACGTTGTCATGCTGAGCGTAAGCGACTAGTCTATACATATCCTAAGGACGCCGCCGCTCCAGCTTATATTGTGGCTGACGGTGGCATCCGGAATAATGGCGATATCTGCAAGGCTCTTGCTTCAGGGGCAGATCTTGTAATGCTTGGAAAGATGTTTACTGCTACATCTGAGAGTGCCGCAGCCCCAGTACTAGACGAAAAGACTGGTATCTGGTACAAGGAATACGCAGGACTTGCTAGCTCTTTCTATAATAAGAAGAGCAGCATTGAAGGCCAGTCTGGGCTTATTCCTATGACAGAATCTGTTGTAGAGATGCTTAAAGGTATTGAAGGCAATCTTCGTAGCGCTATGAGCTATACTAATAGCCATAGTCTTATTGAGCTTCAAAACTGTACTAAGCTTATTTGTTCTCCTAATATTACCGTTGAAAATAACACTTCACTAGTGAGATAAAATGGAAGAATTTGACATTAATGCCTTTATTGACGATCACGCCGATGAAGATCTAGATACGCTTACAGTCTTTATTCCTGATGAACTTAAAATTGACAGTGATGAAGAAGAAGATTTTGGTAAGTATGAACACGAAGAGCTACACAATTCTACTTTAGATCTTGTGGCAGCTGTTCATCCTACTGAGGATACTATTACTAGAGATGCAGCTATTAGCATTTATCCTACAAGCAATTCAGATGTAGAGACTTTGTCTTACGTTAGTAGCTGGTTTGATTACTATACTGATAGTGGTAAGAAGTATTGCAATAAAGTTAATCTTTATCTAGAGATTGCCGATTTGTCTGACTGGTCTTTTGGTCAAACCCAGGTTATGGACTTTGACTCACTTAGAACCTCGACTCAAAGAAATGATCGGAAGATCTACTCAAGCCTAGTCAATAGAATTCTATAGTGATTGCTAAACATTTTTGGCAGCTATTCCAGCCTGCCGATAGGTTTGGCACACCAATTAGTAAAACATCTATCTCAGCTTCAAGCAAGGCTAAACAGCCAGGTCTTACTGGGGTAGATTGTTTTAATTTCTTGCTTAGCAAATATAGCGCAAATCAAATCCTTAATAAGAATTCAGATTTAGATATATATATTTCTAAGGTTCTAAAGACTGATCAAATATATAGTGCTCTTGATGACTTCGGAATTGTAGGTGTATTTACACTAAGCACACTCCCTGGTCATTATAACTATGTATGGCGGGATGAACTCAACCAGAAACCTAGTCAGAAATTCTTAATTTTTACACTAGATAGTAATATCTATTTTGTTTGGCTTTCTTTTTTACTTAGAAAACCAAAGGCTTATCCTATTGTTACTTCTGTTCTTTTTGACAAAATTAAATCTGATTATTCAGATTTGATTACGAAGTCAGAACTAACTGATATAGATAAATTATTTATTAAAGATTTTGAACTAATCATTCCTCATGTGAATCTATGATCTTTGACAAAGAAAGTTTTTATTCAGCTATTGGCAGGCAAGAAATTAAAGACTGCACTAAGTGCAAGGATTTATGTGCTTCAAGAAGCCGTGTCGTAATTGATAAGTTTACCAAAAATACAGTAGCTCCATGGGACCATAAGACTTTACCTATTCTAGTAATCGGTGAAGCTCCTGGCGAGACGGAAGATCAAGTTGGTCTTCCATTTATGGGTGTAAGTGGTAGAGTTCTTGATACCTATCTAAGGCAATATGATTTAATTGATTTAACATATGTAACTAACATTGTTAAATGCCGACCTCATAAGAACCGAACTCCTACTCCTGAAGAGCTTTCTAATTGCAGTCCATATCTTGCTAAGCAGATTATTAATCTAAAGCCTAAGGTAATTGTTACGCTTGGCAAAAGTGCAATGGCTGGCTTAGAGATTACCGGAACAATTAAAGATCCAAAGTCTGTTGATTGGAAAAAGCCGGATGCTGTATCTTCTTTTACTCTGGATGGCCAAGACTATCCTGTTATTCCAATCTACCATCCTAGTTACTATCTTCGTCAGAAGAATGCTCTAACAGAACAAGATTGGGAACTTTTTCAATTTAATTACTCTCATAAGTTTAAATATATTAATAATTTTATTAATGAAATCAATGACATGTAAAGATAATCCTGTGCGCTAACGCGCATTTTTTGTTTGGATTTTTCTTCCAATTACTCACCAAAGGGGTACAAATGTCAAAGTCAAACTCTATTGACTTTTCTGATATTAGTGAAAATGAAGTTATTGAAAAGTATTGGACACCTCCAACTCTTAATTATGGTGGTCAGTATGGCGCATATGAGACAATCTATGCAACTGCAAACTACCTTAGTATCGGAGATGTAGGCGATCCTGACTGGAGAGAAGCTCGAAGACTACCTTTCGGAGATGAAGCACTTGAAGCTCTTTACCCTGGTAACAGAGCTCTTAGTTTTATTCAATATCCATGGGAGCATCCTGATGCTGACACTGACACAGGCAATCCTGTAAAAAGTTATCTTGAGAAGGACTCTGGTATTGAATGGGTTATCTTGGAGATGAACAAGACTGAAGTTGGCTCGGAACGATACAATCATTTGTCTGAGTTTCTTGCTGAAGCAAGAGATTACAACAATCGACAAGTCGAAGAGGAAGGCTTTATTCACGCGCCTTCTTGGGCAATGGATGCTATTATCTACTCCCAAGAGCATTCATACAATGAAGAGCATACAAAGCTAATTGAAGAATTCCTGCCTAAAGGCTCTCAAGCTGCAAGAGTTATTTCCTCTGCTCCTTACGCGGATGGCAATACTATTGAGACAATGAGAGATATTCATCATGAATATACTATTTCATTTCAGGAGAAGGGTAGGCTTTATACTTTTGCCTTAAAAGATGGCAAGAAGACTTATGGACCTTACGGCGGGAAAATTAACTCTATTAAATTTTACAGGGGTAAGAATACTTGGGAGCCAAAGGCTCAAGAGTTTAGACTTGAGGAGATGTATAAGCTTTTACACTCTGCCTCAATTACTCCTATCTTTAATAGTAAGATGGAACTAGAGCGAATCCAGTATCCTGATATTACTTTAGACAACCTTAAGTATGCCAAAGAGAATTACTCCTTGCTTGCTAATGCAATTCATGAAGCTAATTTCATTACTGGCAGCATTGTTGGTCATATTAGAAAGCTAGAAGAAGATATCTTTTGGGAAACTTTAGATAAAAAGCTTCGCAAGGATAGAATTTATTCTGGAATTAGAGACACAGCACGCGAGCTTAATCTATCAGGGATTACGCCTAGACAGATTGGCAAAGACGGCATGTCTAAAATTTTAGAAGACTTTCCTAAGATTCAAGCAGAGATTGAAACTAGAATCCAAACTCCATACTATGTTCTTAACGTGGGCCGCAATACAACTGTAGCTGTAACCCCTGATAAGACTTTAGCTGATATGTTTAAAACTGGAAGTGCTGAAGATCTTCTTTACTTTATGCTTCCTGAGAAGATGCGCATAAAGCTTGGCTCCCTTGAGGATACTATTACACAATACGGATACGACAGTGAAGAGTATAGACGCTGGAAGATTGCAGCAACTAAATTCCTTACCTCTGACAAATCCAAATACACAACAAAGTCATTGCAAGAGATGGTTTGTCTTTATAACATAAGCCATAAGGTTAAAGTTATTCGGCCAAAGACCCTAAGAGAATATGGTTGGCTTCTTGCTGAGATTCCATTTACTCGCACTCAAATCAATTTGATGAGTAACTGTCTTGATTTGTATGGCAAGGCTATCATTGCTACTCAGCAAAATAGTCCTTCAATCAAACCACTGTATGCTAGAATCAAAAACTTTCTTGAATATCAGATTCAGAATAATAAGATTCCCAAGCATATTCTTTTGGAAATTGCGAACATGCGCAATATTTCTTTTGTATATAACTTAGAGAAAACCGAAATTACTAATAAAGCCGAAGCTAAGAAACTTTTTGAGGCTGGTCTTGCTAGTGATACTGAGATTAAGGTTGGAAATTATTTAAAGATTGAATTAATGTTTGATTATATTTTTGATAATCCAAGCGATGTCTTTCGATATATTTCTAATTTTGGTCCCAGCATTAAGGCTGTGCAACTTGCACAGTCAAGTTTAATTTGATATCTTAATATTAAGCCCGAAAGGGTTTATTTTTTACCTAATACATAGTGAATACATGACTAAAAGAATTGATTTTGCAAATCTTTTTGAGAATTTTGAAATTAAGTTTGATCCAAAGAGCATCCTAGTAGATACGAAAGATAATCGTTGGCATTATAACAATGAAACAATTACTACATCTGAGAAAGAACCACTTGGTTCTATGGCAGTAGTAGCAGAATGGCAAGAAGGAGACTCTTGTCTTTTCCTGACTTTACCATGCGGGTTTCTCTTACAAGCATTAACGATCCTGATAGGGTTGTTGTTGCTACTCTTCCTTTCTCAAGTTCTGTATATGAGAAGGGAACATATGAGACCAATGCAGAAGCCGAATACGCTTACTATGCATGGGAGTGGGGCCTTCAGCTTTGGCAGTTCGTATACAACGCAGTAAAGAAGACGCCTGCAGCTGCAGAGTGTGCTTTCCTTTATCGTAAGTATAACAACGTTTGTCATGCATGTTACGGAGAAGGAATTGATCCTAATGTTACTCCTGAGTCGACAACTCTTTGTTACATCTGCAATGGGTCAGGATACTTCGAGCATGTGAAGAAGTAATGGCTTTGCTAACACTAATAATTGCATTACTAGGTGTTGCTGGTGTTACATACACTCTTTTATCTACTCTTAATAAGGTAATTAAAACGATCTATTACTGGGAGCGAGAGATTATCTTTGTTGATTATGTTAATCCTAAGGAAATTTATATTCAATTTCCCAACGAAGCATTGACTAGCGATACTCTTTCAAAAGATATTGAAGTAGATGATCTACATGAAAGGTTTCAATTTGCAGCTAGTGAAAATGAAACTGTTTATGTTCCCTATGCAAGCTTGCTAGCAGGGATTGTTGACATCTTCTTGGGTTATAGAAATGTAATCGGCGCATTGCAGAATGCAGAAGAAGAATACATTGATGATCCAGAAGAACTTGAGCTTTTTAAAACTGCTAAGAAGTTTGATTTTCCTAGTGTGATGAATGGCCTTGATACCTATAACATATATACAAAATATACTTTATGGGATTTACAAGAAGATAAAGAAATCCGCATTTCATCTGCCAGTGATTACTCTGCTTTTGTTAAGCTAGTAATTGAAAACAAGTCTAATCTTTCCTATAGAACACACTATATGGTCTATAAGAAGGTTGGTACAAAAGAAACTGGTGAGCTTATAAGCGAATTAACTACTATCTTTAATATTGGCCAAGCTTATAATGATTTATCAAATAAAACCCCAGTAATGGATGTTACCCATTTGTCGGAGAAAAAGGATGCTGGAAAGAACTAATGATTTAATTCCATGTCTTGATCATGGTTATGTTAAACTAATTGATGTTATGCCTCATGCTGATGCAGAGGATCTTTCATTTAATACTAACATTGCTGACTATGCAATTATTGATGCTGCTAGAGTTAGTTACCAGTCAGGTACTACTCGTAAACAGTCAGATAAGCAATTGCTACGTTATCTTATGCGTCATTGGCATACTAGTCCATTTGAGATGGTAGAGTTTAAGTTTGAGATGCGTTTGCCTATCTTTGTTATGCGCCAGCTAGTTCGTCATAGAACTGCTAGTCTTAACGAGGAGAGTGCACGTTACAGTGTCATGGAAGATGTATTCTATGAACCTGATACTCTCAGAGCTCAAAGCACTACTAACAAGCAAGGCAGCGCAGAAGGAGATTTCAATCCTTTCATTGGTCCTAAAGAAACAGCAACAGCAGTTATGAATCATCAGACTGATGAAGCTTATAAGCTTTATCAACAGTTGATTGAAGCTGGTGTTAGCCGTGAACAAGCCCGCATGGTACTTCCTGTCAATCTCTATACACGTGTTGTGTGGAAGTGTGACTTGCTTAATCTTCTTAAGATGCTTAGACTGCGCCTGGATCCTCATGCTCAGTATGAAATTCGCGTATTTGCAGAGGCAATTGCAGAGTTTGTAAAGCTACATTGTCCTTGGACTTGGGAAGCATTCGAAGACTACTGGCAAGGTGGAGTTTCTTTCAGTAAAGAAGAGATAGATATTCTACGCTATCTTATTCCCTTCACTGGCAGTGAGAGTTTTAATGCTGCAAGTCAAGGAACAAAACTAAGCAAAGGCGAATTGTTAGAGTTTCAAGAGAAGTTTAATAGGATAGCCAATGGGGAAAGTTAAGAACTTGTTACTTAATTTTCTTAATAATTTGGAAGAACGTTTAAGTGACAAAGTTAAAACACTTCAAGACAAAGTAGATTCCTTTCCTCAAGGGGAAGAGAAGGTACCTTCTGAAATCTCTGAGGAAGAATGTCTTTTAATCAATACATTGTCTCAGGAATCTAATTCAAAAATTCTTAAATCTTTAGACTATAAGACTTATCTTTTACTATCTATACTTCCAGAGATAAAGATAGAGCAAAATGAACCTAAGGCTTCACTGGATATTTTTATTACTGAGCCAGTACTTATGGAAAATTGGTTAGAGCATTTTTCAAATTTAAATCGTATTAAACAATTCCAAGCTCTTATTAAACACCCGAAAATACTTTCTGGTAGATATTTATCTGAAAGTAATGGAACTAATAGAAGGAATATTAAATGCCTCAGAGATTTACCGCTACTAAAGCAGACTTTGAACTAAAGAGTATCTCAGAATTACAAACATTGGAAACTCCCATTCTTGTTAAAGCCGACAATGATTTTAAAGCAATAGGTTTTAATATGATTTGGGAGCGAGAAGATCTTGACAAATTCAAATTGACTTGCTACTGTAAGGGAGTATTCACAGCAAACTCAAAAGAGTTTAAATCCTTAGCTAAGGATGAACCTCTCCTTGTTGTTAATAGTACGTTATATAAAGAATTATTTACTTTTGTCTATAACAGTCAAAAGGATGCTTCTGACAAGGATGTAGTTTCTACAGAGGAATTGCAATTCGTTTATACTGATTTCTTTGAAGATGAGGAAGTTTTATTCTTCTATCTTCAGAAGTTATCTGAAGCATTTAATTGGAAATTGGAAAACAAGAATTTAATACTAGACAAGTGGGAATTATTTCCTCAAGAATAAACAATAGAATAAGGTGAAGTAATGTCAAAGCAGTTTCAGATTGTTAAAAAGAGTAGTGCCCTTCAGATCTCTTACATTCCTGTAACCACTAAAGATAGTGAGTACGGTAAGCAAGTAGAAAAGGAGGGTGCAGTATATCTCCAGTTTGCTCGTGCAACTGGTGGGAAGAACGAAGGTGGTCATAATACCTTTGACTGGGGTAATAAGATTGTTTTTGCCGTAGGCATTAACGATATCTATCAGATTCTTAGTTTCTATAATGGTGTAATGAATGGTTGGGTTGACACCTCACAGCGTCAGACCTTAAACCTTATTCACGTGCCGCCTGGCGCTAGCGAGGATAACGTCAAGAAGCTTACAATGCAGAGTGGCGTAGACAAGTACCTTGGTACTTATATGCTTACGATGCGCAATGAGGCTGGTGATAGTATCTCTACCTCAATGACCTCAGGTGAGATGGATATCTTCATTAACCTGTGTCGTACAGCTAGTATCTATATGACCGGCTTACATCTTGATCTTCAGCGTGAAAGAGATCCAAAGAAGTAAGAACTACTATGAAGAATTTTTACTATAAAGTATTAGATAAGATTCGTACTTATATGTGGACTATAGCTTTTTCCTTTGGATATGGCTTTAATCCCAGACTTGGATTTCCATATAGGCACGGCCTCTGGACCCATATTGGTCTATTCTTTGATGATGTAGAGCAAATGGTTGTCTATAGATACGGGTCTACCGAAGGTCCAGATATAGATATGGACAAGACAGATTTCTTTGTTTATAAGTATAAAGAGTTGCTGCCTGAAGGCTACGATATCTACACTAAAACTACTTTTTTGCTTGCAAGTCTTGCACTAAAGCAGTATACTAGTGGCTTAGGATTTAATAGCCTAATGACTGGCACAAAACTTAGAATCTATACTAATAGTCCATATGTAGCTGGAGAGCTTCGAAACCACTTAAGTAGATTCAAAGATCCGTACGGATATAATCCATATTTCTTCCAAGCAATGGGAATGAAAGCAATGGATCAACATGGTATTCCATATAATTTTTCACATAATAATGGCAACTTATTCATAACTTATAAAAAAGAGGGCTAATGGAACAAGAAAACGATGTCAAGATTAAAATCCTAAACAAAGACTCAGAGGAAATTCCTTTTGCTTCTTTGCTTAAGGCAATTGTTGATAAGATCAACCAACCTGAAGGCATTGAGAATACGAAAGGCAAGAAGGCAGTCATGCTTATGATTGAGACTCTTCTAGCTCAGAATGATCCTATGCTTACTGCACTGGGCGTTCTTGGTGGAGAGAAGACACTTAATGCCGCAGGTCTTCTACTTTTTGTTGCTTTTCAAATCGGTAGTCTAGTAGGATCAGGAGATTTTACTGTAGTTAGTGAAGTTGAATCATTCAAGTCAGATATTGAGACTGAGTAACTAATTATTATTTAAGAGTATTACATGTATTATTATTTATTAAAAAATAAATATGCCGTTAAACAGGCTATTATTATTGCTACACCAATCATTTTTGAGATTGGTTTTAACTTGCTGGCCAAGTACAACGAAAGTAAACTTGCCAAAATCAAAGAGGTAAATTATGGAAATTAAAGTTCGTGTCAATCCCCTTAGTAATCCTACTGGTCCTGTTGTCGCTATGGCTGATGTCACTCTTGTGACCGACGATGGTGATCTTATCCTGAAGGGATGGAAGGTAGTTAAGGGTAAGAACGGTCTATTTGCTGGTGCTCCTAGCGCTAAGCGCGGGGAGGCATATGAGGATACGATTATTGCTCCTAAGGAAAGTGGCCAGTTCTTGCTTGATATTAAGCAGGCGCTTGTTGATGAATATGAGAGTCAGACGGGTGGCCAGACACGCTCGGCATCGTCAGCTGCTAAGCCTGCTGCAGGTAAGCCAGCTGCGAAGAGCAGTGTTCCTGACGCATACCTTGCAAAGAAGCCCGCTCCTGCCAAAGTTACTGCTAAAGCTAGCACGTCAGACGAGTGGGAAACTGACTAAGGAGTAACTGATGGAAATAGATAAAGATAAAGTTGAGTCTGCAAAGAAAAGCTGCGTAACTGATATCAACCTAGTCAATACTATTTCTTTCAATAAGAAGACTCTGACAGAATGGGCTGAGTATTATCGGGTAAGTTTGCCCGATGATATGACTGTTAAGGACGTCTATAGGCAATTTAGACGTATTGCGGACTTACTTAGTGATGTGAATCACAAGCACAGTCAAGCCGTTCTGGCCAGAGATCTTCATCACTCTGCTACCAAGTCTTATAAAGCTGCAAAACTTTTGCAACTTAAGAAAGATAATCCTAAGTTTACTGTAGATCAGTTACAGGCAAGTCTTGACGTGGAGTTTGATGACGATAATACAAAGGAAGTTTTACATAGCTTTCTAGTAGATTTCTTTGAAAGAATTCAGGGCCAACTTATAGGTATGAGAAGGGTACTGGAGAGCGTAGCTTACTCAGTCAATAGTGAGTTAAAAGCTTTTGGTAAAGGATCAGAGGGCTTCGAAACCCAGTGATAAGATAATCCTTACCCGCTTCTATTCCCGTTTATTTTAAGAGAGTTTAAAATGCCAAATATTGATAATTTTACAAAAGATATAGTTACACCTTGGAGCACTGTAGGCTATCTAACTTACAAGAGAACCTATGCTAGAAGGCTTAGTGAGACTGATCTTAATGGCCCAACAGAGGAATGGACTGACACCGTAGATCGTGTTCTTAATGCTAGTGAGAAGCAGCTTAAGGTGGGTTTTACGGCCTATGAGAAAGCTAGGCTTAGGACTTATATGCTTGAGCTCAAAGGTACCGTTGCTGGCCGCTTTCTGTGGCAACTAGGCACTAGAACTGTTAAGGACTTAGGTCTTCCTAGCTTACAGAACTGTGCTTTTACTGTTGTAGACGGACCTGTTCGTCCATTCACTTGGACAATGGATATGCTTATGCTTGGCTGTGGCGTTGGCTACAATATTCAGCGTGAGCACATTAATAAACTTCCTAAGGTTCGTAAGAACTTTAAGAGCCCAACCCGCAGAGATCAAGGAGACTCTGACTTCATTGTGTCTGACACAAGAGAAGGTTGGGTTGCACTATTAGCTAAGACTCTTAAGGCTGCATTCCTTGCAGACAAGAAGAATACATTTACATTTAGCACTCAGCTAATTCGTGGTAAGGGCGCGCCAATCAAAGGCTTTGGTGGCGTAGCTAGCGGACCTGAGATTTTATGTGAAGGTATAGCTAATATTGGTAAGGTTCTAGAGAGGCGCGCTGGTAAGCAATTACGCAGTGTTGATTGTCTAGATATCATGAACATTATTGGCAGCATTGTAGTTGCTGGTAACGTCCGACGTAGCGCACAGATCGCCATCGGTGACTGTGACGATATTGAGTTCTTACTTGCTAAGCGTTGGGACTTGGGTACTATCCCAAGCTGGCGTGCAATGTCTAATAATAGTGTAGCTTGTGACGATATCAATGACCTTCCAGATATGTTCTGGGATGGTTATGAAGGCAAGGGAGAGCCTTATGGTTTAATTAACCTTAAGCTTTCGCGTGCTATGGGTCGCCTTGGCGAAACAGAGTATCCTGATCCTGCTGTCATGGGCTATAACCCATGCGCAGAACAGAGTCTTGCTAACTTTGAGACTTGCTGTTTGGCAGAAGTATTTCTTCCTAACATAACAAGTCCAGCTGAATTAGCTGACGTATGTAAGCTACTTTACCGTATTAACAAGCATAGCTTGGCTTTACATTGCCACCACTCAGAGACAGAAGAGATTGTCAATAAACATATGCGTATGGGTATTGGTATCACTGGATATCTTCAAGCTACAGATGAACAAAAGTCTTGGCTCAGGGATGTTTATGGCGAGCTTCGTGCTTACGATGTTGAGTATAGCGCTGCAAAGGGATTCCCTGTTAGCGTTAAACTTACTACCGTAAAACCTAGCGGTACACTTAGTTTGCTTCCTGGTGTTACACCGGGTGCACATCCTGCTTATGCTAGACATCTTATTCGTCGTATTCGTATTGCTGCTAATCATCCATTGATTGAAGTAGTGCGTTCACACAATTATAAGATTGAGTATCAGGAAAACTTTGACGGTAGCCTTGACTATTCAACTATGGTGGCTGAGTTTCCATTCTCTTACCCAGAAGGTACACTTCTAGCTAGAGACATGACAGCTCTTGATCAGCTTGCAGTTGTTAAAAGACTACAGGAAGATTGGTCAGACAATAGTGTATCTTGCACTATCTACTATAGGAAAGAAGAACTTGATCAGGTTAAAGAATATCTTCGTGAGAACTATACTTTAAATCATAAAAGTCTTTCATTCTTATTACATTCTGAGCATGGTTTTAAGCAAGCGCCTCTTGAAGAAATCACAGAAGATGTCTATAATGAACTGGTTAGAACAACTAAGTTAATCAATGGTATTTCATTTGACGCGAGTGTTGACTCTAGCGATTGCGAAGGTGGATTCTGTCCTGTCAAGTAGGGAATACATGTCAAACATTAAACTAGATGAAAAAATTCCAGATCCGCAGAGTCTTTTGCGCATCTTAAAAGATGTTTTCTCTTTAGACTTAGAAGATGATCTTCAAAATAATCTAAAGGAATTTATGCAAGGAAACAGATCTATTGATCTTAACGGGCGTAAATATACTAAACAGGATTTAAGAGATCTATTTTATACTGAATAGCAATACAACTTTCCTATTGTTATAGATTTTTATTTTATTTAAAATAATCATAAGGTGATATATGAGTTTAGAAGAAACAGAATGGGAAACAGAAGAAGAATCTTCTTTTGCTACGCCGGGAGCTGTAACCTGGAATCCTAAAACTTTTAATGCTTTTAAGATAAGCAAGATTAAGCAATATGGCGAAGAACTTGTTCTTGTCACTGGCAAGGACAGCTTACCTACATTCAGCTTTGTTCCGACAAGTGATCCTTGTCTGGATAGTTTGCTTGGTGGATTTGGTGAGAATGCAGGATGGCCTCGTGGCACCTTTATTGAAATTGCGGGCGAGGAGTCGTCTGGTAAGACTACTCTGATGTACGAAGCATTAGCTAGCTTTGCTAAGGCTTTTCCAGAACGTGGTATTGCATTTATCGACATGGAAGGTAACTTCGATGCCGAGTATGCACGTCACCTTGGAGTACCCGTGGACGACGAAAGATTTGTCTATAGTCTTCCTCAGAATGGCAAGCAAGCTCTTACCCTTCTAGACCAACTGATTCGTAGTGGTATGTTTTCATGTATTGGATTAGATAGCTGGGCTGCTCTTAGTCCTCCTGCGTCTGCAGATAATAATGCAGAGGCTGGTGACGGCGCAATTGGCTGGCATGCTTTGCTTAGCTCTAAGGTACTTGGTAGGCTTGCTACTTCATACAAGACCTATGACTGTACTTTAATTACGAGTAACCAGATGAGAGTTAATATTACTCCAATGGGTGCTCGCGGTACTATCACTACAGGTGGCCGGGCTATTCGCTACTATGCTAGACTTCGTCTCAAGATTCTTCCTATCCCTGGTGATGGCAAAGAGAATCTTAGAAAGGTCCAGATTGTTAAGGCGCAGGGTGCGGCTCGTGCAGAGGACGAGGTAGAGATTAGTATTAAGTGGGGTATCGGTCTTGACCGAGTTGACTCGCTTATTACTATGGGTCTAGCTCAGAAGCATATCGTTGCTGCTGGTGCCTGGCTCCAGGTTCCTGCTATTGCTCTTAAGGTTCAAGGCAGGAATAATCTTGCAGAACTACTTAGAAGTGATGCAGCTGCAAGAGCTTCTCTTTGTGATCTACTTGGAGTCAATCATTTTGAAGCTCGCTATCCGCTAACACGTAAGCGCAAAATCGCATACGAAACCAAGGACTAGAATGGCGTCATTGACAATCTCCTCTAGTGAATTAGAAAAAGTCGCTAGAATAGCCCTGGACGCAGACATTCCTGTTTGCGTCTGGGGCGCTAGTGGCATTGGTAAAAGCACGATTATATCCAAGACAATAGATAATTTCTTTCGAGACCTAAAGCTTGAGACTCCTATGTTTTGTAAGAGTATTTTTGCTAAACGTCAAGTATCTAGTGTGTTTAATCCTTCATCTTTTGATCTTAGATTAGCACATACGGACACTGCAGACTGGGGTATACCAGTTGTAGATGCTGAACGGATGGTCCATAGAAAGACAAAGCCTTCCTGGCTTCCAAACTCTGTAGACTCAGATTTCTTTGTTCTTTTTGTAGACGAATTAAATCGTGGCACGCAAGAAGGCATTAACGCAATGATGAGTATCACAGCAGAGCGTCGGCTAGGTGAGTATGCCTTACCTCAAAATAGCCGCCTAATCAGTGCTTGTAACCCTCCTGTTGGTGAGTTCAACACAGATACACTAGACAAAGCTATGAAAAGCAGATGGGCTCATGTCCATTACAACTTAACAACTTCTGAATTCCTATCTCAATGCTCCGACATAATTGATCCAGCTATGTCGTATATCCTCTCTAATATGAATAATCCTATTGAGAATATACAGTCGGGTCAACTTGCAGGAGAATGGGATATCGAAAAAGAAATTAGCCCATGTCCTCGTACTATCGAGATGCTTAATCGTCTTGCTCTTTGGACTCTCTGGGCCAGAACTAATGGCATAGAGATTACTGGGGAGACAAAGACGGCAGTCTTTGCACTTGCCAGTGGTCTAATTAAATCTAACATTGCTAATAAATGGCTTAACATTCTTCTTAACAAGGACTGGATTGCTAAAGAATCATTCTTTAACGATTCTATTCTTAATAGAATTAACTCAAAGACCATAGACTACTATGATAGTGTTCTTGTTTTCTCTGAGTATAAGAACTTAATTCCAACCTTGACAAAGGATCAACTAGCTAGTACTCAGTATATTTTGCAATATGCAAAAGAGTATCCTGAATTCTATGCTATGTTGTCTCAAACAAAATGGCAGGTCAATACATTAGAATGAGCAATATAAATAAATTAATAAAATACATTTCGGATTTATCCTTTAAATCATCTTCAAGTACTAAATCTTATGTATTTAATTACAATTATTTATTTCGATACTTGCCATATATAAATAAGCATTATCTAAACGATACAACAGTAAAAGAACAAGGTTTTGGTGAGAAGTTCATTGCTGCTATATCCTGGGATAAGGAAAGCAAAGAGTATTGTCTCTATCTGCACGCAGACAAGATGGCAACTTACTCTGAGCATCAGAACGCTTTTATTATTCTTCACGAGTTAAAGCATTTTATATATGCCCATCCTGTGAAGATGTATAAGACGCCAAGACAATATCATTTGTTACTTAACATTGCTCAGGACATAAAGTTAAACACCGAACTCCTATTCGAAGATCAGTCTTACGATTGTTTACAGCCGGATTACGGGTTTACTAATGTTGTAGACAATGTCTTTTATACTGGAGTGAAAGAGCTAGGAAACATAAATCATCCTAGTCTATCTCTTCACTATCTTTCTCCATCTAGTCCTTTGTATCAGGGACTAGGCGGACTAAGAAGAAGTATTTTTAAGATAACTACTGAGGAAATTTTTGAATGGCTTAAACTTAATGTCACTGATGAAGACATCTTGAAAGCTGAATCAGATCTTTCTGATGATATGCTTGACGACTTTGAGCTGACAGATGAAGAGATTAAGGATAGAGAAGCTACATTAGAAAAACAGATAGCAAAAATTCCAGATATCTCTCAAGACCCATTTTTAAATGACACTAGTTTTGAGAAATATGATACTCAAAGGATTACAGTAAAAGAAACTTCTGACACTGCTTTGCGACTAATTGAACAGTTAAAAAGAGCAGGTAAGAAAAATAAATCTAACCCTTCTTGGGCTAAGTATAACTGCGTACTTCCTGGAGTATTGCCTGGTCATGAGAAAACTACTCGCCCTCTAATTGCTTGTATTCTTGATACAAGTGGTAGCATTGACTTGTTGCTTGCTCAAAAATTTGTATCTTATATAAAGAAGTTATCAAGGCATGCAAACATACATTACCTGATGGGTGATACAGTCGTTAGAGAAGAATTAGTAAAGACAAAGAACAGAAGCTTTGCAGATAGTATTGATTGGAAAGGTGGTGGCGGAACAGATTTGAATCCTGCAATAAAAAGAATTAATCAACATAACGGTAGATACAAATATGACGCAATATTATGTTTCACTGATGGGATAATTCCAGAAATAAATAAAAGTAATATTACAAATAAATTTTATCTAGTTGTGCCAAAGGAGACAGTCAATCGTAAATTACCTAACTTGAACAAGATCTATTTGTAAGGAACTCAATGCAAGAGCCAAAGGAAATATTTCATCCTACAATAATTGATGTGGAATATTCAGCAGATTTAGGGCCTTTATTCACAGACGACCCTGTTACTATTGATGATCTTGACTTTGATCCATGGCTTGAGATGACACCACCCCCAGTTAATAGCTATTGGTGTTTTAGACATGGAAGCTATAGTGCTCTTAAACGTTGGAATGGAGAAGCTTTAGTCAATATAAATCTACCTACAGTTAAGAAATTTACACCTAAGAACTTAGAGCAAAAATATTTACTGTCTGCTTTATATGATCAAACTATCCCAATGCTTACAGTCTTTGGTGGCGCTGGCTCAGGTAAGACTTATGTAACAATGGTTGCTGCAATTAATATGCTTGATGAGAAGAAATTCGAAAGAATTATTCTAACTAAAAGCAGAGCCCAAGCTACGACTGCTAGCGGTGGCAGAATTGGCGATGTTCCAGGCACAATCATAGACAAGATGAAACCTGTTTTCAGCTCTTACGAACGCGCTCTTGCAAAGATCTGGGGTAAAACTTACCTAAAGATCTTTGAGCAGAAGCTCGAAGAAGGCAAGATTGAATGCATTCCTTTGGAATATATGCGTGGTGAAGACTTTACAAATGCTTTAGTCATTTGTGATGAAGCCCAGAACGTTGAGATCCATCAGTTCAAGACTCTAATCACTCGTCTAGGTGAGAAGAGTAAGTTAATACTTATGGCTGATACAGATCAGATTGACGAAAAAGAAAACCGTAAAGGTAAACTTTGCCCAGTCCTTCAAACAATCGGACTTGACATTTATCAAGAGAGTCCGCTTACTAGTTTCGTAGAACTTATTGAAATTGAGCGCAGTCCTTTGGCTGAGCTTGGAATACAGATCTGCAAGAAACTAGTCGCTTAATACTTTTTGCTATTGCAAACCATGTGGTGACGGGCTATACTTAGCCTTGTCACCTATTGGTGTTTGTTCATTTTTAACATAAGAGAGAATGATATGGGAATGGTACATCTTCACGCACATAGTTATTATTCATTGCTTGATGGCTTACAGCCAGCTGATCAAATGGGCAAGATTGTTGCGTCTAGAGGGATGAATGCAGTTGCTTTGACCGACCATGGATATATGGGTGGCATTCCAGAGTTTGTAAAAGGTTGCCGGGCTGCTAATGTAAAGCCTATTATTGGCAATGAGACTTATCTTGCATTTAATGATGCTAAGACTAAGTCTGATTTTATGCCAGAGAATGGCGTTGCAGAGAAGGCAGTTAACAATGGCCACTTCTTATTACTTGCTAAGAATGAAGAAGGCTATAAGAATCTTATGAAGCTTACTAAGTATTCATATGAGGATGGCTTTTATCGTTATCCTCGCATTGACTTAGAGATGTTTAAGCAACATGCTAAGGGCTTGATTGCTACTAGTACTTGTATCAGTAGTCAGTGCTTTAAGTACTGGCACTGGGGTGAACATGCAAAGATTGATAGATGGTGTGATGAAGTTAGAGAGGCAGTCGGCGACGACAGCTTCTTCCTTGAGCTTCAGCATAACAATGTTGAAAAGCAATATGGCTATAATCAATATCTAATTGATCTAAGTAAACGCAAGAATATTCCCCTTGTCCTTACTGCAGATGCACATCATCAGAACCAAGATCAGTATAAACTACGTAGCTATGTTATGTGTGTGAGTATGCATAAGACTCCAGATACAATGCCATATGAAGTCCAAGACCACAATGCTTGGATGTATGATGCGGAATTTGCTAAGGGCTTATGCGACGATTGGCAATTGCCACACGAAGCAATTACTAATACTCAGCATGTAGCAGATCTTGTAGATGGTGACTACTTTGAAAGAGTCACTAGAGCTCCCAATCTTCAGCTTGAAGGTCTTACTCCGGAAGGCACAAGCTTAATGTTGCTTAAGAAGGCTAAGGCTGGACTTATAGCTAGACTTGGCGTAGCTACCTGGGCGGATGTTCCTAAGGCATATAAGGATAGAATTAAATACGAGTTCCAAGTCATTGACGAGGCTCGTTATAGTTCTTATTTCCTTGTCGTTCAGGACTATGTTAGTCTTGCTAAGGGTATGGGTATACCCGTTGGCCCAGCACGTGGTTCTGGTGGCGGATCTTTGATCTCATGGTCACTTGGAATCACTGCTAAGCATCTTGATCCTGTTAAGCATGGCTTACTCTTTGAGCGCTTCCTGAATCCTGGTCGAGTAAGAATATCTTTAGACTTTTCAGAGGATATGAAGGAATTAAATGCTTAAAAATATAAAAATAGATATGCCAGAGGTTCCTTATCGCAACACAATTGCAGAAGAATTTGTTTACAATACAGAAACTCAAAGCATAGAATCTCTAAAGGAGTCTTTTATTCTTAAGTCTATATTTAACAAGAAGAACTTCTGGGCTATTAAGCATCCTTTTTTAATATTACTTGCTTTATTCTTTAGATACATTATGGTTAATAACCAAGTATCTAATGCACATCATAAGCGTAAAGAAACTTTACACTTATTTAAATCTATTGCCCGTCAATGCTGGAGTTAGAATGTCAATTACTATAGAAAACATACGATCTTTCTTTAACAAGGAAAGGTTGCCAGGTGTTAATAAAGACTATTTGGAGTTTGAGATTAAGTATCTTACTCCTGAAACTCTAGTATTTATAAACAATGCTTATGATTCGCAGAAATCATTGTCTAATAAGTCTAATAGTGCAATTCTATATTTGCTTAAGTTGTCTGATAATTACAATTCTGATTCACGTATAACTTATAACGTTGACGGCGAAGGTCCAGACATTGACACTGACTTTTGTAATGTCCGTGCTGATGATCTAATCAAAGCACTGCAAACTAAATATGGTCATGACCGTGTTCTTCGTGTCTCAACTTATAAGCCATGGTCTCTTAAGACTAGTGTTAAGGCTTTTACTAAGTTACTTAAGAACGCAGATGGATCATACAGAACTATTGCTGACGCAGAACGTCTTGCTGATAGTTTGCCTGAAAGTCACCGTGGTAAATACGTAACTTACAAAGAGCTAATTGAAGACAATAGTGAGCACATTAAGAAGGTTGTAGAAGCTAATGAGGAAATCTTTAGTCTTTGCGGACCAGTCGATGGTCAAGCCAAGGAGGTCAGCGTACATGCTAGCGCAGTTTTAATTGGTACAAGTCCAGTAGACCAGATGATTCCAATTCGCAAAAGCAAGACTGAAGGCGCAGACTGGTTTAATCTTACGCAGTGGGAAGGTCCAACTCTAGAGAAGATGAACTTTATTAAGTTCGATATCCTTAGAATTGACTGTCTTACTATTAATGATCTTACCTGTAAGCGTATTGGCAAGTCCCTTAAATGGCTAGAGGAAGAAGTTCCAGTAGATGATCCTGCAGTGTTTGAATTAATCAATAAAGGATTTACTGCTGGCCTATTCCAGATGGAGGAGACTTATCTCCTAAAGCTTGTAGCTGATCTTAAGCCACAGAGCGTTCAGGATCTTGCAGTTTTCTCAGCTCTTAATCGTCCTGGTCCTCGTGACTCTGGTCTTCTCCAAGACTATATCGATTACAAGACAACTAAAGAGACTCAAAATAAATTGCATCCCTTACTTGATGGTATACTTGCTGAGACCGGAGGTGTTCTTATTTACCAAGAACAAATTATGGCAGCATGTCAAATTCTTGCAGGTGTAACCTTACAAGAAGCTGATAAGATTAGAAAAGCAATGGGCAAAAAGGACGCTATTCTAATGGAAGAGTATCGCACACTTTTTGTGGACGGGTGTGGACGTCTTCATCAGATTAATACTAGCGAAGCAACTCGTATATGGAATATCATTGCAGCATTTGCTGAGTATGGATTTAATAAAAGTCATGCTCTTGCTTATGCTTTCATTACATATTTCAATGCATATCTTAAAACTTACTATCCTACAGACTTTATGCTTACGCTAATGACTGTTAGGAGTGGTAAGCCAGAGAAACTGGTTCGTTATATCAACGAGTATCGGCAGATGGGATACAATATTCTTCCACCTAGCATTAACAATAGTGATATTGGTTTTACTAAGCTGGATGATAACACTATCCTATTTGGCCTTGGCATGATCAATGGCATTGGTAACAAAGCTAGCGATCTTATACTGAAGGCTCGTGGCCGAAAGTCCTTTACAAGCATGGCTGACTTCTTTACTAGAATTAATCGAACAAAGATTAATGCTGGCGTTGTTAGCATACTTGCAAAGGTTGGTGCCTTTGATAGTTTTGGATATGACAGAGTTAAGCTTGTAGAGAAACTTTCTGATATCTTTGATTACTATACAAAGGTTGAAAACTATCAAACAAGAATAGTTCAAGCTTTTGAGCGTAACAAAGAGCTAGATGCTTATCCTGCATTGCTCGATGACTGGACTACCAAAGTAAAAGCTGGTGTCATTACAGTCCAACTAGATTCTGACAGTAAGAAGGTTTACTCTGAACTAAGACCTAAGAAGCCATTGGTACTCAAAGTTCCAGAACAGCCTGTCTTTCCTGACCTAGAATCTATCAAGAAAAGTCTGGGATACAAAGTCCCACTTCAAATTGTCAAATGGGAATCTGAATATTGTAAGTTCTTTATTAGCCGCCATCCTCTGTCCTATATCACTAAGACGCCTCCTGGCATTTTAATTAGTCAAATAGAGGATATAGATGAAACAAATAGTAACGAAGGCAATCTGCTCGTTGCGGTATCTCATATTAAAGAACAGCAAATTAAAAGTGGTAAATCGAAAGGAAAATTAATGGCAACATTGACAATCGAAGATTTATCTTCTATATCAGAAGTCACATTGTTCTCAGATCAATATGAAGAATTGAAAGACAAACTTGACTATTGTTCCCTATTATTTTTCTCCTACAAAGCAACTAAGAAAGATGACTTCTTACGGATTCGCCCAGTAGGAAAAATTACTTTAATAAAGTAAGGTCCCTATATGAATACAGTTATTTGGCAAAAAGAAGATCTTGATACTTGGATTCCTGGTACTTTACTTTCTATTAAGTACAATATATCTAGGCATACGCTAGAGCGCCTTGCCAAGAGGGGAGCCATAGAAGTACAGAAGGGTGACAATCCTAAAGCTACTTCTACCTTGAATAAGATTATTAATTACTATAAGATCCCAAGTAGTAAGAACATCAAGACTAAGAAGATTGGCCCTACTAAGCCAACTGTTATCCAAGCTCTAGCAAGCGCAGAAGACCCCAAGGATGTCACAAAGGATGTCGAGAAGGCAGGTAGTATACAAGCTTATCTCGATGCCGTTAAGGACGCAAAGGACAAGGTTTTCCTAACCAAGAGAGCTAGCACAGCAGAAGCAGCAATTAAGATTCTTAGTTTAAGTGATATTCACTTTCCATTCCAAAACCAAGAAATAATTGACGAAGTTATTGGGCTACACAAAGATGCAGATATTCTTGTTCTTAATGGCGACTTACTAGACGGTTACGCCGCTAGTAGCTTTGCCAAGGATAAGAACATCCCAATGCATCTAGAGTACACAATGGCTTTGGAATTTGTTCGTAAAGTTGCTGGAATCTTTCCTCAGGTTTATATCGTACGTGGCAACCACGAGCATAGACTTGAAAAATACTTTGCTAATAAGATTGATCCAACCATGCAGATGTTTGCATGCAAGGACACTCTATACTATCTAGCAAAGGGTTATATC